AAGGGGGGTCCGCTCTACTTCTCCAGGAATGACCGAAAGGGTTCCGGTGAGGTGTTCTACGCCAGGCCCGAGGACATCCCGCAGGCGTTCCGGGACACGGTGGAGCCCCTAGAGGAGATCCAGCAGGTCCAGGCCAGCGAGCAGTCCCCGGCCGGTAGCCAGTCCCCCGAGGAGGAACGAAAGCAACCGGCCACGACCGAGGAGGGGAACAGTCCTGGACCGTCCGCCGGGAGGTACACCATGCAGGAGAGAGGCGGCGGATGGTACGACGTCATTGATTCCGAGACCGGGAAGAAGGTCAACGAACAGGCTATGCGCGAGGACGTGGCCAAGCAGTTGCTCGAGGACCTGGGCGAGGAAGGTCAGGGTCAGGGTCAGGGCCAGGACCAACCCCAAAACGGACAGGGTCAGGGCCAGGACCAACCCCAAGACGGAGGGGACGAGTAATGGACCCCTGGTCCCCGATTCCTTTTTGGTCCGGAGGGGACTGCTGGGTCATCGGTGGGGGCCCGTCCATCTTGGACGTGTTCGGCGTGCCCGAGGATTTGCGCCGCGCCATCCAGGCCAGGCGGGCCGACCTGGCCCAGCTCTCCCCTTATCTCCGGTCGATACACGACAAGCACGTGATCGGCGTGAACACGGCCTACAGGCTAGGACCGTGGATCGACATTACCTTTTTCGGCGACGACGGCTGGTTCAGGTACCACCGCGTCGCTCTTTCTCTTCACCCATCGCTCAAGGTGACCTGCGCTGAGGTATTCGCTCACTGGAGTTCGCCGAACCAGGAGCGCATCAAGTTCATGGGCCGAGATTATGACCACCCCCACGGCATCTCAGCGAAGCCGGGACACGTCAGCTGGGGGCACAATAGCGGAGCGGCCGCCATCAGCCTGGCCTACCACCTGGACGCCAAACGCATTTTTCTTCTGGGGTTCGATATGGACCTGGACGAGAACGGGAACCCGAATTGGCACGGTCACCACGCGGAGATGGTCGAGGACCCCAAGGTTCCGCCGTTCGACCGACACGGTGGAACATTTGTCCAGATGGCGGAGGACGCGGCGGAGCTTGGACTGGAGATCCTGAACGTCAACCCGAACAGCCAGATAGACGCCTTTCCGCGTATCTCTCTGGAGGACGCACTGGCGCACAGCGCACAGGACAACGGCGCACAGGACAACGGCGCACAACGCACAGGGCACAGGGCACAACGCACGCCGCCGACGCGCACCAAGGGGACAGACCCCAAGGACGTTGGGAAAGAGGAGAGGGGGACGGAATGATAACCATAGTCACGGTACTCAAGTCCGGAGGGGACTACCGCCCAGCGCACGTGCGCACAGCGCACAACGCACTGAAGGAACAGCTGGCCGGGTACGACCTGGGCGGCATGGTGTGCCTGACGGACATCCCAGCTGAGGTGGAAGCCTACGCCGAGCCTGTAGAGCTGACCATGGACCTGCCCGGCTGGTGGTCCAAGCTGGAGGTATTTCAGCGGGGGCTGTTCCCCGGCCCCGTCATCTATATGGACCTCGACACGCTCCTGTTGGGCCCGCTGGACGACCTGGTGGACCTGGCAGTTAGGACCAAGAAGCAGGGACCTATGATGCTCCGGGGGCGCCACCCCAGGGCCAGGGAGAACAACTGGCCCGCGTCCGGCCTGATGGTGTGGTACAGGGACCAGATGGCCCATGTGCTGGACCGGTTCACGGAGATCGGTCCCCGCCGAGCCATTCGGGAGCAGCAGAAGGCCGGGAGAGGCGCGGGGCAGCGCGGGGACCAGGGCTTCATCCGCAAGGTAATGGACCCACCCAAACTCCAGGATTATCTGCCTCCCGGCTACATCAAGTTCAAGCTGGATTACGAGTATGGCGGGTACGGCGCGGTGGGGGACGCCGCGATCCTGTGCTGGTCCGGTAAGCCCAGGGTGGACGCACCCAAGCACCCGTTCATCGACAGCTACTGGCGCAGGCTGTCCGCCGAGGGGGTGACCTGATGTTCGAATACATGGCCGAGTTCCCGCGCATCATCGTCACCGGACCGCACCGGAGCGGCACGACGTTCATAGCCCACGCCATAGGGTACGACACGGGCAAGACCGTCCTGGACGAGAGGAACATCGGCCACTCCAAGGTTCGGCATATCCCGGAGGTGATGGAGGGCCGGACCGAATGCGTTCTGCAGGCGCCGTATGCCCTACCCTGGGCCCCGATACTCAGCGACGACGACACGGCCGTGGTCTTCTGTCGACGGAATCCCAAGGACGTGGAGCGGTCCATCGAGCGATCCATGACCGCCAGGGGCAAGTCGATATCGGTACCTGGCTTCTCCGTGGAGCAAGCCGAGGCTCTATGGTGGAGGGTAAGGCCACTGGTGGTCCACCCACTCGAGGTGGACTATGACCGGGTCGTGAGCCACCCACTGTTCGTCCTGCCCGGGGGGAGGAAGGGATGGCACCACAAGCAGGTGGACCACAGTGGGGTGCGGTACACCGAGCGAAAATGGGGTGGGGGTGACCGATGATATTCGTGACTGGGGCAGCCAGGTCCAGGACGTCCCTGGTGGCCGGGGCGGTGCACGCCTGCGGTGCCTTCGGCGGCGAGCTGGCCGGGCCCAACAGGTTCAACCGCAAGGGAATGTTCGAGAACCGGACCGTCGTGGACCGGATCACCAAGCCGTATCTCAGGGAGTCCGGGCTGGACCCGATGGGCCAATACCCGCTGCCGACTACCGGGGCCGGGTTCTCGGATGGTGCCGAGGTTTTGGGCCAGGCATTCACGGAGATCCTGAAGGACCACGGCTGGGACGGGGTGACGCCGATATTCCACAAGGACGCCAAGCTCTGCCTCCTCTGGTCCGCCTGGCATGCCGCCTTCCCCGAGGCCAAGTGGATCATCGTCCGGCGTGCCCGGGAGGGAATCGTCCAGTCCTGCCTGCGGACCAGCTTCATGCGAGCCTTCGGCCAGGATGCCGGGGGATGGCGCTGGTGGGTCCAGCGGCACGAGAGGATGTTTGCGGAGATGAAACGGGCCGGGCTCTCCGTCCGCGAGGTGTGGACCGACCCACTCGTGGAGGACGAGCCGGACTTGGGAGCCCTGCACGGGACCATCGAGTGGGCCGGGCTCGAGTGGGACGAGGACGCCGTTCGGAAACTGATTGAACCCAGATATACCAGCAGGTAACTCATGGCCAAGATAACGGCAAGCCGAGTCCGCGAGATCATCGAGACGGACATGGCGGACACGGAGGTTGGGGCCTTCATCGATGGGGCCTATTGGTTCCTCGGTGAGGTGTTCTCGAATGTCGACAGCCTGGAGGAACTCCAGCGCTGGGTGGCCGCGCACATGATAGCGGCCACCAGGGAGCGCCAGGCCAAGCAGGAGAAGGCCGGTCCGGCCAGCGCCACGTACATGGGCTACGGCGAGGGGGCGAATCTGGCCTCCACGACGTACGGGCAGATGGCGCTGACCATGGACACCACCGGGAAGCTGGCCGAGGCCAGCACGAAGCGCACGGCAAAGGTGAAGGCGGTGCCGACCCGGGACAGGACGGACTGGCCGTACTATAACTGGTAGCTGAGGGCCGACAAATGTCCATACCGAAGCTGATCTCTCGCGTCTGCGTCCAGCCAGCCGTCTACTGGGGTTCGCCCCAAAACGATGGTCGCGGCGGGCGAACCTACGCCGACCCGGTGGAGATATACGTCCGCTGGGACGACGAGGCCAAGTTGATAGTGGACGACAGGGGACAGGAGATCGTGTCCCGGGCCGAGGTTCTGGTGCAGCAGGACCTGGACCTGGATGGTCGGCTACTGCTCGGTTCCCTGAGCGACCTGGCCCAAGCGGAGAGGGACGACCCCATGGCGGCCGGGGCCTGGAGGATAAAGCGCAGGGACAAGAACCCACTGTTCGCGAGCCGGAACAAGTTCGTCCGGGTCGTTTACCTGTAGGCTGGAGGTCACCATGGCGACCAGGAGAGGAACTAGGCTCACCGGGATGAGCGAGGTGATGTCCGGTCTGCAGCGGGAGATCGAGCAGATCGAGGGGGTCACGCACAAGGGACTACTGCGGGCCGCGCTGCTGATCCGGCGTCACGCCCAGGAGCTGACCCCCGTGGTAACCGGAAACCTGAGGGACAGCTGCTACGTTTGGACCTCCTGGGCCGGGGTCAAGGCCGGTGGGCAGCGGACCAGTGCGACCATGGCCACGCAGCAGCACGCTCTGGAATACAGGGAGGGCAGGCCGGTCGTCGTCGTGGGCTATTCCGCCGTATACGCCGCTAGCGTCCACGAGAATCCACGTGCCGGTAAGACCGGTGGGGTCAGCCCCAGTGGACGCCAGTACCAGAGGACCAAGACCGGCCGCCCGACGTGGTCCACTAGGCCACAGGGACAGTGGAAGTTCCTGGAGCAGGCCGTTCAGGGGAACAAGAACGAGATTATCCGGATAATCCAGCAGGAGGCCAGGAGGAAATGAGGGCCCCGATAGAGGACGTAAAGGATATCCTGGAGGGGGAGACGGGTCTGGTGCTGGGCACCGACCTATTCCTGGCCGAGGAACCGGAGGAGCCGGACAACCTGATCGCGCTGCACGACACCGGAGGGGCTCCACCGGACCCAGTGGACTACAGGCAACCGACATTCCAAGTACTGGTACGGGATCGGGATTACCTGTCCGCCTGGAGCCGAGTCAACGATGTCCTAGGCGTTCTGCTCAATGAAGGGGCCCGGGTCGCGGGGAACACGTATCACACTGGGTTTTGGCTGGATTCCGACGTTATCTCGCTGGGGAAGGACGAGACCGGCCGGTTCCGGTTGAGTTGCAGCCTGCGGACCCACAGGAAGGAGGCGTAACGTGACCATCGTTTGCTTGGCTAGCGGACCATCCCTGACGATGGAGGATGTCCGGCGCTGCGAGGTGGCCGGGCTGCCCCTGCTGGCCGTGAACAATGCCTATATGTACTCCAGTGGGCCGGACATCGTGTACGCCGGTGACGTCAGCTGGTGGAACCGGCATCGCCCGTACGTCCCGCCCTACTCCCTTCGGTTCGGGATGCGTTCCTGGAGGGGGCTCCCGGGCCCGGGTGGGGTGGAGGTGATGGAGAGAGGTCCAGGCGAACACTTCAGTCTGGAATGGCCCGTGCTGGGCACCGGCAAGAACGGTGGATACCAGGCCATCAATCTGGCTTACCTGCTGGGGTACCGCCGCGTAATCCTTCTCGGCTACGACATGCAGTTTACCTGGGGCAGGCGGCACTTCCACCCGGATCACCCCGACCGGAACCCGCAAGAGAGCACCATGCGCGAGTGGCTGCGGATATTCCGAAAGATGGCACCGGCCATGGAGGAGGCCGGGCTGGAGGTCGTCAACTGTACCCGGGAGACGGCCCTGAACTGCTTCCCCCTGATGTCGCTGGAAGAGGCCCTGTCCGGGGTCGTTGGTCGGCTGGACGATCAGAGGTGCCCCCGGTGCAACAAGCTGCTGTACCGGGGCGAGGTCATCCGGATACAAATAAAGTGCCCCAGGTGCAAGCATCTCGTCCACCACGAGGTGCTCCATCTTCGGCGAAGGGTCAAGGGGGCCCGAGCCTAAACCGACAAGGAGGGAATGATGCCCGACGTCAATACCAGAAAGAGCAAGTTCATTGAACTGCACTCCGTGGACAAGACCTCGTCCCCCATCACCACGACCAAGATCGGGGGAGTGTCCGACATGCCCGCCATTCCGAGCCAGAAGGAAACGGCGGAGGACACGACCATCAGCGACAAGTTCCGTCACCGGGAAATCGTAATCGGGGACCCGCCCAGCTTCACGCTGACGGTGTACTGGGACCCCGACGAGACGCCCCAGAACGAGCTGCGAGCGGCCCACGAGGCCGAGACCGAGGACGACTACCGCGTGGTCTTCACCGACACCAGCCCCGACGAGGAGTTCGAGTTCAAGGCACTCATCACGTCCATCTCGACGCCGTATGCCGGAGTCGGCGGTATACTCCAGGTGGACGTCGGGTTCCAGTTGAACGAGAACGACTTCGGGGAGATCATCACGGAGAACCCGGACCAGGCGTAAACTGACCTAAACCCCAACCAGGAGGTAGAAGGCCAATGAGCCTCCTAACCCGACAGCAAATCCTAGAGGCAGACGACCTGCGGACCGTGGACGTGGACGTGTCCGACTACTGGCCCGAACCGGGCGTGGTCCGCGTATCCGAACTCACCGCCGACAGCCGGGACGAATTCGAGCAGTACCTGGCTGCCGTGAACCGTCGCGTGACGAACGGAGAGCAGCAGTACCGCTATATGCGAGCCCCGCTCGTGGCCATGTGCCTGGTGGACGAGAGCGGGGAACGCGTGTTCAGCATTGACGAAGTCGAGACCCTGGGCCGCAAGAACGGGCAGGTGCTGGACCGTATATTCGCCGAGGCGAACAAGCTCAACAAGATATTCGGGCGGTTCCGGGAGGATGCTGCAAAAAACTCCGAAGCGACCCCAGGCGAAGGACAAGATGGCGAATAGCCATCAGCTTGGGGTTCGCGCACCCGGACCACATGCTCCGGCAGCTGACCAGCTCCCAGTTGACCGAACTGGAGGCGTTCTGGGTGGTGGAAGGTGGCTGGGGCGAGAACAAGCAGGACTGGAGGACGGCCCAGATTTCCTCGGTGATGGCGAACGCGTTCCGGTCCAGGGACAGTCGCCCGGCCTCGGCGAAGGACTTCGTCCTGCAGCCGGACTACATGGAGGAGAGCCAGCAGGACAAGCAGCAGCTGGTGCGGCATGGGCTGTCCCAGCTGGCTGGGCTCCGGCCCAAGGGCGGTAGAGGCGCGAGACCCAAGGAGAAGATCAGGGCCGACGCCAAGAAACGGAAGGCGGCCAAGGACAAGGTCAGGGCCAGGCTTCAGGGAGTAAATGATGCCGAACGTCGGTGAATTGACCGCACAGCTGACGGCAGACCTCGGCCAGTTGCGTCAGGGCATGAGGGACGCCGAGAAGCTGATGGAGCAGTACGAGAACAGCGTTGACCGGAACCTGGACCAGGCCGAGAGGCGCTGGGACAAGTTCTCCAACGCGGTGGCCCACGGTGCCGGGACCATGCGTACCCGGATCGGCTCGATCGTCAGCAGGCTCGGTGGCCTACAGGCAGCCATGGGCGGTCTGGCCCTGGGCGCCGGGTTCTTCGGCGTCATGCGTTCGTTCAGTCAGTTGGACCAGGGACTCATCAACATCAGTAAGACTGCGGACCTCACTGGGGATAAGCTGAATGAACTGGAGTCCAACATCCACGACTTGGCCCGGGAAATACCCGTGTCCACCGACAGCCTGCTGGGCATGGCCAGCACCGCCGGTCAGCTGGGCGTTGAAGGGGTCGAGAACATCACCAACTTCACCGAGACCGTCGGAAAGCTCCAGACGGCCTCGGACCTCGCCGGGGAGGAGGGAGCCAAGCAACTGGCTCGCCTGCTGAACACCGCCGGTGAGGGAACGGACAAGGTAGACGAACTCGGCTCCGTCATCGTCCGGCTCGGGAACAACATGGCCGCGACGGAGAAGGAAATAGCCCACATGGCGAGCGAGATCGGGCGCGGCACGGCGGCGTTCGAGGTATCCAGTGAGCAGGCTGTCGCCCTGGGTGCCGCCCTGAGGGCCATGGGGGCCAGGGCTGAACTCTCCGGGTCGGCCATCGCCCGAACCATGATCGAGATACAGAAGGCCCTGGACAAGGGCGGAAGTAAGCTCGAGCAGCTGACCCGGCTCACCGAGATGACCGGGGGCCAGCTGCGGGAGACTTTCGCCGAGGACTCCATGGAGGTCTTCACCCAGTTCATCCGGGGCGTGGACAAGGCCGCACAGCGGGGCAACTCCATCACCGGCATACTGGAGCAGTTCGGTATGTCCGGTACTGAGGCGGCCAAGGGACTGTCCCCGCTGATCCAGAACACGGAGATGATGGATCGGGCCCTGCGGATGGCGAACGAGGAGGTCAGGAACGCTACCGCCCTGAACGAGGAAGCAGCCAAGGCGGCCGACTCCTTCGGGTCCCAGATGCGGCTGACCATGAACGCCGTGAACGAGATTGCGTCCAGGATCGGTGAGGGGTTCTCCCCGGTCATCATCGACTTGGCCGAGGACACCCGCGATTGGGTTGCGGCAAATGACGAGTGGATTCAACAGGACCTGCCGGGCGAGGTAAAGGACATAGCTGGGGCCTTCGGTGACCTGCTGGGCTCCATCCAGGACCTGGTGACCAGTGATGCATTCAAGACGCTCATGTCCCATTGGGAGATCATCGCCGGGACCGGTGGTGGTTTTCTAGTCGGTGGCCCGTGGGGCGCCCTGACCGGTTTCGGGGTAGGGGTCGGTGCCGATGCCTACCGCAGTGGGGCCCGTGGCGGGACGCAGTCCGGCGGGGTATTGGGAGTCGGTGAGGGGCTCGGCCAGCGAGGGCTGAATGCCACCGGACAGGAGATGGGTGGCGCCAACCGTGAGATGGAGCGGGCCGAGGCCAACCTACAGGACTTGGGCCCGCTATGGAGCCAGCACGAGACGAGGACGGAGGAGGTAGCCGAGGCCACCAAGATGCTGTGGGAGCAGATGTCCTCGCTCAACGATCAGGTGGAGAAGCAAAGTGGGGCGGCCGAGGACTCCGGCAAGGCAATGGACGACCTACTGGGCAAGTTCCGTGAATGGCGGAGCTACGTTCGGGCCGGGGGCATACCCGAGCCCAGGAGTGCCCTGAGCCTAAGCGCCCTGGCGGAGCGACAGCGACAAATGACGATCAGCTACCAGGACATCGCCATGCGGGGCGTCGAGGGGCGCAACAGGGCCCTCCGGACCCAGGCCATGGCACCGCCCGTAGTCGGCAGAGGAGAATTCGACCGGGTGGAGGAGGAAGCCGAACAGACCTTCGACTACCTCGAGGAGTTCAGCCGCCAGTCCGCACGGAACATGCAAAGCAACTTCAGTAACTTTTTCTTCGATGGGATGAAGGGAGAACTGAATAGCCTGGAGGACTTCGCGTCGTCCGTGTTCGATACCATTCTGCGGGTGTGGGCCGACACTTCAGCCAAGATGGCGGCTCGTGGACTGTTCGGACAGGAGTACATGAGCGGTCAGTCCGGACAGATGGGCGGCTTAGCTGGTATACTGGGGAAGGGGATAGGCAACATGTTCTCCAGTGGCGGCGGCGGCGGCTCTACTCTGCCCGGGCCGGACCTGTTTCGTTGGTCCGGTGGGTCCCCCACCGAGTTCCACCAGGGCGGCATCCTACCCGAGGATATTCTTGGGTTCAGCCGGTCCGGGAACGCCTACAGCCTACAGCGAGGGGAGACGGTGTCCCCGAGCCACGGTGGGGGTGGCGTCGAGGTACACATTCACGGGGCGCCCGAGGAACCGGAGGTGCGCCGGACCCCCAAGAAGGGTGGTCGCGGCGAGCGGCTAGACTTGGTGTTCGCCCGGCAGATGTCCGACCAGGCTGGACGTGACGGGCCGTTCACGCGAGCCTTGGAAGAACGCTACGGCTTGACCCCCAGGCTGCAGGGGAGGTAATTCATGGCAAGCATAGACTGGCCGTCCTCGTTGCCCCAGGAGTTGCAACTCAGGGGTAACCGGGAGGAGCCACCGACATACCAGCGGCGTACGCAAATGGACAAGGGGCCGGACAAGGTGGCCCCCAACACAGTGGCGAACCCGAACGACATCGACGGCACGCAGGTGATGACCGAGGCGCAGGTGGCGGACCTGTACCACTTCATCGAGACCACGCTGGACCGCATGTCGTTGCGGTTCAACTGGACTCACCCGCGCACGGGGAACTCGGTTGAGATGCGGTTCCGGGAGAAGCCTAGCTGGACCCGTAGGGGCCCGGATCGATATACAGTGAACCTGAAACTCGAGGTGATGCCGTAAGTGGTGGACTTCAGGCTTGCCCATTCCGTCGTCAACCGACTTCGGGGTCGTATCCCGTCGTGGTTGCCCCTCGAGGACGCCGAGGCTGCTGCCGTTCTCGGTTACATTAGGGCCCAGGACAAAGACGACGGGAATAGAGACACGGCGTTCTCGACTTTTGCTGTGCCCTACATCAAGGGAGCCGTTTTCGATGAGGCCCGGCGGTGGAAGTGGTCCCCCAGGCGCGACCGAGACATGACGATGGAAAGTCTGGACGAGCCGTGTGGGCGAGAGGGTACCCCTCTACTGGACACGCTACAGTCACACGAGGGAAACC